TGTAGTAGTTGTAACTGCATTGCCAGCAATTCCACCTGACCCAGCGGCAACAGTAAGTATTGATCCAAACGTCGTTGCGCCACTTCCAGCTGATCCATTATTTCCAGAGAGTAGTTGAAGTGTCTTTACTGCTGCCTCTGCTGCTGTATATGTTTTTGCTGCACCACCATTTCCTCCAGTTGCAACTGAATAGGAAATCGAAGTAGATCCGCTTGGAAGAATAAGTTCTGGGAAGTATGCGTAACCAGATGATCCGCCACCACCGCCACCAGCTGCTCCAGCACCATTTGCAACTGTAGCAAGACTGGCCATAATTGAACCACTTGCACCACCGCCACCAGCTCCAGTTACATATAGTTCAACTCTCTTTACGCCAGTTGGAACAAGCCAGGTTCCAGTTCCAGATAGGACAGTAGTATATATCTGAACCCCAGTAGTAATTGTAGCAAATGTTGCTCCACCAGATCCATTAGCCTGAAGTAGTTGTCCAGATGTTGCAGCGCCAGATGAGATTGCAGCCGTGCCAACTGATGCGGCGGAGATGTGTCCACTCGTGACGGCGGATGCGGCAATCTTTGCTGCGGTGACTGCACCCGTTCCTAGGGCAGCAGAATCTACAGCCCCTGCTGCAATCTTAATTGTGGTGACTGCTCCTGTGGCAAGGGCTGCCGTACCAACTGCACCCGCAGCAATGTGTCCGCTTGTGACGGCGGAGGCCGCAATGGCAGCACTTGTAACTGCCCCCGTTGCAAGTGCAGCAGTGCCTACAGCTCCTGCCGCAATGTGTCCGCTTGTGACGGCAGATGCGGCAATTTTAGCCGAGATGACGGCTGCAGTTCCTAGTGCAGCGGTATCCACCGCTCCAGCAGCAATTTTTGCTGAAAGCACAGCGCCTGTTCCCAGTGCAGCCGTATCTACGGCTCCAGCAGAGATCTTTGCGGAGGTAACTGCCCCAGTGCCTAGTGCTGCGCTATCTACGGCTCCTGCAGCAATCTTAATCGAAGTAACGGCACCTGTGGCTAGAGCAGCCGTCCCGACAGCACCCGCTAGGATGTGTCCGCTGGTCACTGCGTTTGCAGCAATCTTGGCGTCAGTAACAGCTCCCGTGGCCAGTGCGGCAGTCCCTACAGCACCAGCAGAGATTGCCGCAGCAACAACAGCATTGGCGGCAAGTGCAGCAGATCCAACGGCACCTGTGGAGATATGTCCGCTTGTGACGGCAGATGCACTGATTGATGCGCTACCAATGAGGGCATTCTGCCATACGGAGGCTGTAGATGACCAGATAATGGACTGTCCAGTGACTGGCGAGGTGATGTTAACGTCGTGAATCTCGTCTAGTTCTGCACCATTCTTGATGAGGACGTAGATAGATCCAGCACCAACGCTGGTCCCCTTAACAACGATGCCGACGAGGACACCGTGGTTTGGTCCAGCAGGCTTGGTCGTGGTGAATGCACCAGCAACGGTAGGTGAGAGCCAGAGGACGTCCCCATCAGCAACTCCAGATGTATTTAGCGGTGAGAGTAGGCCCTGATTTGTGACGTAGCCATTGGTGTTTGTTGCAATGTCTGCCTCAACGATGCCAAAGGTACGTGCTGAGGTTGCATCTGCGTTGGCTAGGGCGTTCTTGATGGATGGGACAGTGCCATTTGATCCATCAAGGTAGACGACTGACCCCTTGGCAATAGTTGATGCGGTGGTATTTCGTACATATGTCCGCATCCTTGCAGCATTCTCTGATGTAATGATGGAGGAATCAATGCTTACCGTCGCAGTTCCAGCAGATGTGATTACAGAAAGTGGTGATGTCCCAATAACTGCAGACAGCGCACCAGCACCACCTGGGGCTGCCTGGTATGCCTGCCCGCCAGCACCGTCTGCGGTGAGTACATAGCCATTTGTTGCTGCCCCAGACTTAAGGGAGAGCTGCGTACCAGCAGTTGTGGAGGCAACAGAGATATATGATGACCCAATAATGGTTGATGTGACAACCGAGTTCTGAAGTGTACTGAACTCATTGGTGTCAATCCAGACAAGGGTCGGCTCTACTGGAGCGATGTCGGCATCAAACTCCTCGTAGAGCTGGTCGGGGATGGAGAAGACAGTCTCCGCTGGGCCCTGGATGTCATATCCATTCCAGTGGAGGTCAATTGCTCGCCCGAACTTAAATGTTGCCATCTACTTTACCTTGTTGCTACTTGGCAGGCCATTGCTTCCGCCGCCGCCACCAATCTTTGGTCCGCCCCCACCGAAGACACCCTTAATCAGGAGTGCCTCGCCAAGGCCAATTGCCGCCGCAACGCCAACTAGACCCTTATTTACAGGGTTCTTCCAATTTGGCTTACCCTCTGCAGTCCTGAGTCCACTGCCAGAGATGCCACGATACGAAGGGCCCTGGACCTTTGACTTTGGTAGCTTATATCCATTATTCTTATGGCTTGCCATATTATCCACCCTTCTGTCGGTTGGCCTTGCGGCTAATGATTTGTAGGTTCTTCTTGTCATTGTTCTTTGGGTTGCCATCCTTATGGTCAACTTCTTTACCCTTGAGCTTAGATTTCCCGTGCTTCTTGATGGCGTCCCTTCGGACAGCATTCCGCGAGGCTCGGTTCTCCTTCTGCTCAGGGGTGCCGTGGTAGGAGTCGTACTCCTTACGGTAGTTACGTGGCATTACTTCTTCTTACCCAGCTTCTTCTCGCGCTTGGATTCCTTAGCAAGCTGTGCCTTTGACTCAGTCTTCTCGTGCTTCTTCTTCTGAGCCACAGTCTTGTAGCGCTCAAATGCCCCTGGGTAACCCTCAATCATTGCTGGCTTCTTCTTCTTACCTGGCATCTTATTTCTCTCCAAACGTTGGGAGTGGCAGGATCTGTGCCACAACAGTTGAGAGCGAGTCTGCTCCCCGTTCTGACTCTACGTCCCACACGTGGGACAGAATCTCAAACGCCGCACTCCCTAACGGTTTCTCCAATGTCTCCACTAGGCGCTCTACCCCTGCGTAGTGGCAATGGATCAACTCGTGTGCGACGACCCTTCGGATCTCTGTCGCCTTCTCCTTCCAGAGGTCGGGCGAGAAGCGAATGGTTGCCTGATATAGGTTCTGGCTTACCTCTACGTCGGCCCAAGCGTCCTCCGATGCAGCTTCCTTGGAGACCTTGATCTCCCAGTGGCCAAGTCCTAATGCCTTAGCACAGCGGTTGACGTATTCGCTTACCGCTGTCGGCATTGGTCCTCCACTTAAACGGTCGTTTAGTAAATTTTAGGCTTTCTTGGTCTTGATCTTTGTGGTCTTTGACTTTGATACCAGGTTATCAATTGGTCGCTTTGGCCCCTTAGTGAATCTCCCTGCTGCCACGCGGGCCCTGGCATTTGATTCAGCTGCAGACCGTGATTTACCCGAACCGTAGCTCTTGTCGGTACCCATCTTAGTAGCCCATTCCCTTGCGTGGATTCACTGGCTGGATGGTCCGTAGGCCTGGCTTCTGGCCACGTGAGACTGGTCGCTTCCGTCGGCCAACCATATCAATTGGGGTCGGCTGCCCGATCCCCATACCTGGTCCTGGGAACGGCTGAATGGTCCTTCGTGGTGAAGGCTTCAGTAGGTCACCTGGGCCAACAGGAGTCTCTCCCTGTCGTACTGGGATTGAATTCTCCTGGCCACCAAGCTTTGGCTTCCTGTACTTCCCAGTGCGCTCATTAAAGTTTGGTGTCCCACCAGTGTACATTCGGCCGTCACCCTTCCCAAGGCTCCCTGGGTCAGTGAGGTCCTTCTCCTTGTCCATCTTGATCTTACCGTATGCCATTATCGGCCCCTCTCTCTTGTGGTCCTAGTCCCCGCCGACTTGGCTGGTCGCCTGCTTACACCAGGCTTACCTATTGGCTTCGTTGGACCTACTGGATTATTTGGACCAGGAGCAAATCCCTTGTTGCCCTTCATTACGCCACCCTTAGGTGGTCGAGCAAGCTTTGTTCGCTTTGGCTTTGGAACGCCGTAACCGCTGTCAACACCCATTATCGGGCCCTCATCGTGCTTGCTGGCGCCTTCTTAGGCTTACGTACTCGGAATGCTGGTACCTCAACGTTCCACCTGACCTTTGACCCATATGCCGAGCCAGTCTTCCTCATCGGTGCCGTCGGCCCAGCTGTGGCCTTCTGCTTAATCTTGGTCCCATCTGTCTTGATCCTGGTAATTGTCCCCTTTGGGCCATTGAACTTGACCACGTTGCCATTGGCGCGAGTAATGACGAGGACGCCGTTCGCGTTGACCTTCGTCTTGTCGCCCTCTTGTCGGCGTACTACTGCCATTTCTTCTCCTATGAGGGGTATCCCCCCACTAAACCAGCCTAGCGGCTGGTTATTACGAACCCAGATTAAGCGTGAGACCGAATCCTAGGAGGTCGGGTTCGTTGCCCCCTCTGTGTCTCCCCCATATAACCAGGAAAATGGGGGTCTGATGTAGAAAATAACAAGGTTAAGGTTCCTTAATCTTTCTTTGAGGTGGCCCCCAGCTGAAAAGGCCTTCTTGTCGGGGGTTTCCCCGCGCCTTATCAGAGGGGTCGTTCATCGCGGGGGGGCATTCCTCCACGCTGGGAGATTTGTTACAGATTTACTGGGGGGGGAGGGGGGCAAAAAAACGTGAGGCTCCGTCACATACAGGCTCCTCTAGGGCTGCTGACCTGCCAAGGATGGATACTCCCCCCCAGTATAGGTATGGATGGGCTGACCAGACCAGATACCTGAGGGGTTCTCAGGTCTGATGGGGTGGTGGTGGGGGGTGGGGAGAGGGGGCGTCACCCATCCCAGTCCAGGCCCACCCAGGCCAGTGGCCACCACAGACCAGGGAGACCACCTTGAGCACGACGCTGGCACCAGGAGCCCCAGGAGCCCCGCAGATGCCAGGGAGGCCCATAGACAGCCACCAGGCCGCCAAGGGGCCTCCACGGCCCGCGCTGGATACACCACGGGCCTCCTACGCCTACCCCGACGCCCACCGTGAACCAAGACCAGGGCCGACCAGGCCCCAAATCTCCAGAGATTTCTCAACCAAACGGACCCCAACCTGGCCCCGACCAGGCACCCTCTTCGTGCTCAAAATAGGTCCTTGACAGCCCACGAATGGCACCTGCTAAGGTCCTCTTGTACCGAGAGGGCGACAGGTGACCAGCACCAGTGCCCCCCACGAGGGGGTAACGCTAGAGAGGCTGGCAAGGTCACCGCCCACCGCAAGGGGTACCTGGACAGATGAATACGGACCAAGAAGCGACACCGAAACGGTGGTGCACAGGCAACCCTGCAGCCCACCGTCCACGGAGTCGGGGCCCGCTCCGTGCTGATGAGGCAAAGGGCCCTGGAGGCAAGATGAAGTACGCAATCGTCTGCAACAACAGCGGACCGCGCTGGGAGTTTCACAAGGCTGGCTGCGCCGACCTCAAGAAGTTGGAGAAGCAGCAGGATTTCGCTGAACTGGTTGACTCCGTTGAGGCAGCCGAGGCCGTGGTAGTCGCCGCCTATGGCGACGAGTACACCCTGGCCGAGTGCGGCGAGTTCAGGAAGATGAGTTGCGCGAAGTAGCCGAAACGGCCGTGACAGGGCCGTCCACCTGGATTAACCGCCAGGTGCTGATGAGGCAGGTCCCTCACACACAGGAGGTTGAAATGCGAGGAGCAAATGGGACTGGGGCCAATAGGGCCACCAGCGCACGAGTACGCAACGCAGTGGTGGCCCTGGGGGCCGAAGACGCACGACACCTGGCCGATGTACTCGCCCAGGCTCAGGCAGACCTGGACGAGGCCTGGGAGCACCTTGAGCACATCGGAGCAGGCCCCATCGGGGAGGGCCTCCTGGGTGCCTTCGTCAAGAGCCAGAAGACACTGGACAAGTTCACCCTGGCCGTGAACGCTGGGGCCGACCTGGCGGAAGACGAGAACGCACGCCAGAACGCACACTTCAGGAGCGCACTGGGAGACGCATAAGCCGAAACGCCGTGAGGCGTCCGTTGGAATTGATTACCCAACGCTGATGAGGCAGATCCTCGCAAACTGGGAGGTCAAAGTGACCAAGGAAAAGGCAACCAAGTTTGAGGCGGCAATGGCAGCCGCAGCCAAGGCAGAGGCCGCATACCAGGAGGCAGTCACCACTGCGGAGGCCGCAGAGGAGGCCCTGGATGCACTGATCCAGGGAATGGACTCTGACGACCAGGGTGAGATCTACGGTGCAGGTGAGACAGCCGAAGATGGCGTCGCCACCGAGAGCCTGGACCTCAAGGCCGCCAGGATTGACGCCTGGGCCACAGCAATGGAGACCATCGGACGATAGCCGAAACGGCCGTGACAGGGCCGTCCGCCTGGATTGATTACCAGGCGCTGATGAGGCAGATCACCTCGTGAACTGGGAGGTTCAAGTGAAGTGCGAAGTATGTCACCTGGCCACGATTGAGTACGTGGTCCACAAGGGGATGATCCTCTGCCCAGACTGCTGCTACTGGGTCAAGTACGATGAGGAAGTGAACGCAGAAGATGGAGGTGCAAAGTGAACGAGGAGACACTCAAGCAGATGCAACAGGACTTTGACGTCTTGGGGTACCTGGATCAGATCAAGGCAAACGGATCTGGCACCCAGACCTTCGCGGATCTTTTCGCGGCGGCAAACTCCACCGACGAGGCCCTGGAGATACTCCGCAATGCGCGTGCTGTCTGCCAGGCTGCTGGCTACGATTGGAGGGCCGAAGACCTTACGGCAATGGCACTAGACTTTGGATTCTCGCTCTAGCCGAAACCCCTTCGGGGGTCAGTGCGGGGTTGTATCCCGCACTCTGATGAGGCAGACACCTCGCGCAATAGGAGGTATGGGAAATGAACACGGAGTTTCTCGCAACAGTGCTGGCTGGGCTGGCTGGATCAATCGCGGCATTCTTGCTGACGGAGAGCGTCTTCGCAGGGGTGCTCACGTTCTTCGCAACGGCGGGGTTCGTGGTCTTCGCCGTAGTGATCGCGGATGAGGTGAGTCGTCGCCTCCGCCGCCACTACACAGGGCAGGACTTCTAGGGATCAAGGGGTGGCCACTGTGGCCACCCCACCCCTATCATCAAGGAGGTTGTTATGAATCGGGATCAGAAGACAGCACAGACGCACCTCACGCAAGAGGTTGCACGTTCACAGCAGTCCCTGATGCGGCTGGCCCAGGCGGCTGACCGCGCTGGCGCCGACGTCCTCGCTGAGGCCGTACGCCGTGCAGCCATCATTGCGGTGGCACACATCGGCGCGGTGCGCCGTGGGTAGGTGGCAGTGGGTGGCGGTGGCGTGGTTTGCCACGCTGCTCCTCACCATCGGGGTGGGCTTCTATTACATCGTGGGTGGCGACCAGCCACCAACCGATCTGGTGGCGGCGACCATCCTATTGACCGTCTCAGGGTCGTGGATTATGATCAAGGCATCAATAGCAGAAGGAGGAGAAAGATGAGCACACGGAAGTTGAATATCCCCGCGTTGGGGTTTGAGGTGGTCGTCGTCGGAGCTTCCGCGAAGACCAACAGGGTGATCGCCGATATGCTGGAGAAGAAGATCGCCACGGAGGATGAGCCTCAGGTCAGGAAGTTTCTTCTTGAGGTTGACGTGCGGATCGTGAAGCGCGTCATCGTTGAGGCCTCCAGCCGCGACGAGGCAGTGGACATCGCGTCCACCATCAGCGTTGAGTCCCTCGCCCTAGGTGAGGCCGACAATGCGGTGGTGCTGGGTGACGAGCCCGCTGGCAATGGTTCTGGCTCCGTTGACGTCCTCGCTGAGGATGGCGACGCGAGGTGGGGCTACTACTTCGGCGGTAAGAAGTGAGCGGCCTCATCCTTGCGGCGGTACTCCTCTTGGGGGGGATACCGTCGCAGGGTAAGGCCACGTGGTATGGGTACGGTGGGGACTGCCATCAGTGGATGCGCACCTGCACCCCATACACGAGTGGGTCACAGGTCTACTACTGTGCGGTCGGGAGTTGGCGCTGGGGCGACGAGCCCTACGACATCTTCGTGACCAGCGAGGTGACTGGTAAGACAGCCATCTGCACCGTGAGGGACTACTGTGAGGCCTGCGCGAAGAAAACTGGTGGGCGTGTCATTGACCTCGCGCCTGCAGTATTTATCAGCCTTGGGCACAGCCTAGGTGCTGGCATAATTAGGGTCACACTGGCAATGCAAGGAGGACGATGATGACAAACACACTTGGGGGAAACAGGTGTCAGGCCTGTGAGGAGACCATCCTCACGGACTATGAGGAGCACTACACAGACGAGAATGGTGACGTATGGCACAACTGGTGTGCCGAAGACCACGCAGAAGCTGTGATGGAAAATTTTGTAGAAGAAGAGGCCATTGAAGAGGCCAGAGAGGACGGAGACCTATGAGTAACTACAAGTGCTATGACTGCAACCACGAGTGGGAGGGGGTCGGCTACAAGGTGGGCGACGCCCCACTGCCGTGCCCGAAGCGTGACGACCACGCCAACAAGATCAGTCAGGAGAAGGCCATTGAGATCCTCAATGGGTCAAAGGGTCGCTTCCTGACCGTGGAGTTCACGAAGCGCACGACAGGTGAGACACGGGTGATGACCTGCCGCACTGGGGTCACGAAGCACCTCAAGGGCGGGAAGAAGGCCTACGACCCAGCGAAGCTTGGCCTGGCCATTGTGTGGGAGGCCAAGTCGGCCGAGTACCGCAGCATCCCAACGGACGCCATCACGGCCATCCGTTTCGGCGGCAAGCGACTGGTGGTGCGCTGATGAGAAACTTTGTGGAGACACTTAAGTTCATCATCCTCGTCTGCATCATCGCCTTCGCTGCGGCGGGCAGGTAACGTGATTGAGATTGAGTTTACTGAGATGGACGATGAGATTGATGAGTTCTCAGCAGCTAGGCGTATCAAGTACGGCATCAGGACCAATGAGTGGGGAGAGGAGGGCCGACGATCAGCGGAGGCCCTCCTCCAGTACGGCCACAAGGCCCTCAGGGTCGTCGTTGACAGCGAGTGGGAGCTAGCCATCGCCTGTGACGACTGCAACCTCTGGGCCTCAATGACCCGTAGGCTTCCGATGATGAAGATGTCCTACGAGTCAGTTGGCGGGACACTCCTGAAGGTGGTAGACTGCTCACCCACAGCGGTGAGGGACAACTTCAGGGGCACCGTAACGGCAGCAGACGCTTGGGACGGATACTCTGGGTGGCAGTTTGATGCACCCCCAATCACCTCAAGGGAGGGCGAGTACCTATACCCGCAGAGGAAGGGCCGCAAGGGCGGCTATGAGTACAGGAAGGAAAGGGAGGCACGAGATGCGGCAGCCGCCGAGGAGCAGGGAAGCTGAGTCTGGCCTGATCGGGTCAGTCCTCATTGACGAGAACGCCATCACCTACGCGTCGGACATCACGCCAGAGGACTTTGCCACGCCGTCCCATAGGGCGGTGTGGCGGGCCGTCCTTGGGGTGGCATCACGGCGCGAGGCCTTGGACGTGGTCACCATCTCTGATGAGCTGGAGCGGACTGGCCACCTAGACGACGCTGGTGGGCGTACTGGGGTAGTTGACCTACTCCACACGACACCGACGTCGGCCAATGTGGAGTCATACGCCGAGGCAGTACGACGTACGGCCACCCTCAGGCGCCTCATTGAGGCAGCTGGCAAGGTGGCCGAGATTGCGTACGAGAATCCAGCCAATGCCGAGGAGGCACTGGATCGGGCTGAGGCGGAGATCTACAGCGTGGCGAGGGCCAGTCGGAGGACAGCCTTCGTCGGGATGGAGGCACTGGTATCTGAGGCAGTCTCACGTTTGGACTGGACACGCCACAACAGGGGCACCGCAGTAGGCGTTGGCTCTGGGCTCCCAGCACTGGACGCAATGACTGGCGGTTGGCAGCCATCCGACCTCACCATCCTAGCTGCACGCCCCAGTGTCGGTAAGACGGCACTGGCACTCAACATTGCACAGCACGCCGCCATCAGGGAGGGGAAGAGGGTCGCCATCTTCTCACTGGAGATGAGCCGCGACCAGCTGGCCACACGCCTACTGGCGGGCGTCTCTGGAGTTGACATCTTCCGCATCCGTAGGGGTGAGGTTGAGGGGGTGGACCTAGCCCGCATTGCTGGGGCGGTACACCACCTTGAGGGTGCCAAGATCTTCATTGACGACAGTCCAGTGGCGAGCCCCATTGACCTCAGGTCAAAGGCACGCCGCCTAGCAAACGACAATGGCCTTGACCTCATCATCGTGGACTACCTCCAGCTGATGATGCCTGCCAAGGCCACCAAGGACGGCAACCGAGTCACGGAGACCAGCGACATCAGCCGAGGCCTGAAGGCGATGGCCCGCGAGCTGGAGGTCCCAGTGATCGCGCTCTCCCAGCTCAGTCGCGCATCCGAGCACCGTGAGGGTGGTCAGCCACGGCTGGCCGACCTCAGGGACTCTGGCGCAATTGAGCAGGATGCGGATCTTGTGCTATTGTTGTGGCGACCGAACGGCCAAGAGCACGGTGCTCCAGAGGAGAACGTGAAGCTGGCCGTAGCGAAGCACCGCAACGGTCCTACGGGGGAGCTGGACCTCGTCTTCCGAAAGGCGACGACGACGTTCGGGGACCCACACTAGATACGGGGGTCGCCTCACCCCCACACTAAGGCCTGCCAGTCTCCCAGCTGGCAGGCCTTTCTTTTTCCAAATGATTAAGGAATCTTAACCTTACCACGGTCAACTTGGGGTATTGACAGCCCAAATGTAACAATGTTATAATGGTGTAGCCAGATGCAGCTAGAGGCCTTCTGGTCAGGAGGTAACAAATGGACAAGAAGTGCAAGTCAAGGGTCTACCAGATGGGTGGAAACGTCGCCTGCGGCAAGGCTGGGGCCTTTGCCACCAAGGCCAACCCAAGGAGCTGGATGTGCAAGGAGCACTTTGACCAGCACATCCGACTCCTTGGCCTTCGGGTCAAGACGGTAGTAATCGGGATCTAGTCAAGCTCTCCGACATAGCGTAGAGGCCCTGCCAGCTGGGAGCTGGTGGGGCCTCTTACTATCATCGGTCGTCGCAGACTGGGCAGGACCCAAAGAGCTTCCCATCGTGGTCGTGGACCGCCGACAGCGGCATCGGGCTGGGGATCGGCTTGTTGACCAGCGTCTCATAGATGATGCCGTTGTCCCGACACCACTGACGGAGGCCCTTGCCTTCCTTAGCTGCTGCCTCCCTGAAGAGGTCCCTTGTTGCCTTGTCTAGCTCGCTCATCCCTTACCTTCTTCAATGCCAAATAGACGCCATAGGAGACCAGCCGAAGCTCGCTGGGTGTCAGTAGTGGCAGAACGCTGGGGTCGGGTCTCTGGGAGGCCCCTAGATACTCCTCCAGCGATTCTAGGGAGCTCTCTAGGGCCTGCCAGTCACCCTTCGTCACTGGCCAACTCAAGGTTGGACCACTCGTGCTCAATGAGGGAGATCAGGATGAGGGCGTAGTTGGCTGAGTCAATGAGGGCGTCACGGACCGATGGGTGCTGGAGCTCCCTGAGGGACTCCTGCGAGAGGACGACACGCCCCTTGATGACCTCACCGTTGAGGGCCTTCTTGATGCGGCTCATCTTGTCGTCGGAGAGTCGGGAGAAGACCCCAGGGATGGCGAGGGACTCAATGTTGGCTGGACCATACTGGGCCTGACGCTGGACAAGGATGTCGCGGGCCTCGTTGTAGAGGCCTTGGAAGTATCCCTCAAAGTCTTTCTTCGTTGTGTTCTTCATAGATCTTCTCCAGCCATCTTGCTTTCCCTGCCGTCACAATCGTTGAGGCCACGATGAGGAGCTTCCTGCAGTTCTGGCAGATGAAGCCCCTCAGACGATACTCCCGCAGCATATATGGCGGGCGCCTGTCTGGCTTGATTGCCCCACCGCAGCGGGGACAATCAAAGCCGATGTTCACTTCTTCCGTTCAGCAGCAAGGATCGCAATGAGGCCAGCTGCAAGCGGTCCAAACGGCGCTGGCGCAAATGCCCCAAGGGCGGCGGCCACACCATAGACGAGGACGACCCGCGAGTTCTGTGTCGCCACTGGGGCCGTGATGATCTGTCGGATCGTCTGGGTCACGATCTGCTCGCTCTCTTCGTTAGGCTGCGTAGCCAAGGTCAACCTCCTTGATGATGGTATTGGCGGCGTATGCTGCCAACTGTTCTTTGTTGGGCTGGCCCTCAAGGCCATCCAGTACGAGCTTAAAGATGTGGAGCCAGATCTGTGAGATGAGGACCGCGTCTGGCTTCCGACGATGGGATGGTACCGCCATTACTCTTCTCCAGAAGTTCGGAGGAGGTCGTCGCCAGCACGCTTCCAATTTGCGAGGGTCTCACTTGTACCGTCCGTCTTAACGGATGGTGCAGCCTTGTCCTTCTCGCTGATGATGAGCTGGGCTCGGATCTTCTCAAGGTCGGCCTCAATGTCTGGGAGCCCAAGGTAGGAGATCCCGATCTCGTGCTCTGCTCGGTAGATGTCCGTGGTGGCGTAGGTCACAGTGGTGTCCTCAAGTGCGAGGAAGCCACGGCCCCACCACCAGGGGGCAAAGAAGACCTTCCCGTCCCCAGCCTCCATCGTCTCAGAGATGACCTTCCCGTAGAGGATGGACGCTGGGTCCAGGTTCACGGCGTAGACGATGGCCTTCCCGCTGGCAACCCACATCGCCTTGCTCATAAGGCGCTGGGCGTGGATGCCACGGAAGGTGCCGCCCAGGGACCACGACATATTGATCTGGGCAAAGCCGTAGTCCTTGAGGACCTCGCTGAAGTATCCGCGATTGTCCTTGAATACGTTTGCCTTAATGATCTTTGGCTCAAAGCTCACTGTTCTCTCCTTTACCAAACCACTGCACGAAGTCCTCAAAGTCTATGACGGCCAGCGCGGACCTTCTAACGCCAGCCCCAGGGGAGTCTCCGACCACAAGGACGGCCAGCTGGTCGGCCTTCGGGGTCAGCTCCCTCAACCACTTGTCCAGCCTGGTGGGGTAGCTGAGTCCGACCTTGCACTGGATGACAAACATCTCAGTCTCCACGTCGGTCTTCCCGCCATACTGGCCAGTACGCTTTCCATTCAGACGTGAGGCGACATCACGTTCAAAGCTGTTGCCCCTCTGACGCGCACGCTTGCCACGTGAGGATCTCTCAGCATTTTCCTGGTCAATTGCCAGGTCCTTCATCTTACCCATTCTTTACCCTCGCTAACTGTGCTACACGGTTACCGACATCCTGCTTCTCGCCGTACTCAATGAGGCCAGCAGCGACCAGCTCCTTGTTGAGGACTCGGTTCTCTGGGATCTCCCGCAGAAAGAACCAGCCCTCTGGGGCCCTATGGTTCTCGTACCGTCGGGAGACCCAGGCCCAGTTCCTACCAAGGTTCTGGTCCAGGAGGTAGCAGACGTCACCGTTTTGGACGATGGCAAGGCCATCATCAATGGCCCGTGCGTCGCGGTTTACTTCGTATCCAGACATCTTCGGTGCGACCACTCCCAAAGGCTTGAGCGGTGTGCCCCGCTGTACGCAAGGATGCGCACTGGGGTGCCGTCAGCAGCCTTGGTGATCTGCTGCGAGCAGCGACCGCAAGGGCGCGGTACAAAGACCTGCGCCTTCTTGCCGTCCTGCTGCTTCTTTACTGCCACATTGACTCCATCGTCTTCTGTGCTGCCTGCGTCTCGTAGAGTCGGATGGAGGCCGAGTTTGCAGAGTCATCCATAAACTCGGCCACCATACGACATAGGTCTCGCGGGTCCTGTTTGCACCACGAGCAGTCTTCGCGGTGACCCGTCGTGGACCTGAAGGTGGAAATCCGTGCCAGGGCGCAGCTTGCTGCGCTCACGGCGTCGGAGATGTCCTTGATCACCTAGGCTCCAAGGGAGTCCAGATCAGTGGGCTCGCGTCCCTGACCGTGACGTCCTCATAGTTCTTGCCGTCGTACTCGCGGGCATTGCGGAGCTCGCCAGTGACGTGGATGTTCGGACGCTTCTCCGTTGAGGCATTAGCACGTGCCTCGGTGACCTTGTAGTAAATCTTGTAGAGGTGCTCCTGCAGCTTCTTGTCAAAGGCCGTCAGGGTCACATAGACGTATCGGTTGGCAGGGGCCTCGCCCTTGCCCTCCTTTGGACCTGCCTTCCACTCAGCGTACTCTGCCGTGGATCGGCTCGCGTAGAACTCAATGGCCGTCGTGCCAGTCTGGAAGGTCTTCTCCTTTGGCTCCTTCTTATCCGAGAGCCAGAGGTCGTATGCGACCTGCGGGCCGCGTGGCTTTACTTCAGTCATCTTAGAACTCCAAATCATCTAGGTTGGACTTCTTCGCTGGGGCTGGAGCAACCTTCTCCGTGTCCCCAAAGATCTTCTTTGCGGTCTCAGCTACGCGGTCCGTAGCCAAGTCGGCCTCTGGGTCATCACCCGTTGGGATGAGGAAGCCCGTGAGGAGGGCATACTTCAGTGCGCCAGTGGCTGCCTTATATGCTGCCTTGTCGCCTGAGTCTGCCCCTGTCCCAATTGACTGGAAGGAGATGGTCTCACCCGACTCGCCGTCGGTGAGGGTCCACGTAAAGCGTAGGGTCAGGAGGGCCTGCTTCCCGCTTGGGGTGAGGCCCTCGCTGATGACGTCAATCGCGGTCGGCGTCATTGAGACATTGTACTTGACCAGCTGCTCGCGGACCTTGTCGGCAACCGCTGAGGCCTGGACAAACTTGTACCCCTGTGCTGAGTTGGTTCCCGTCTTAGCTACATACCCAACCGCTTCCATCACCTTGGCGATCTTCGCGGCGAGGCGGACTGACTGCGTCATCCTCTGCACTCCTTTAGCCATTGGCAGCCCTTGCAGGGCCACTCCGCCTTCATATCCTTCCCACGTCGGGAGGGCAAGCGAGGCGGTTTACGCTTGCCGAAGTACTGTAGCACTTTTAGGATTCGGATGGCGCGGTCTCTCCAGCCACGTTCCAACTTGAACTCCAGGAGCTTGAAGTCTTCGGCTGCGGCGTAGATGACCCGCGCCTCAACTGGGACAGCGAGTTCTGCCTCAAGGATGAGGGCATAGATGGAGGCCTGCACCGCGTGCTCTGGCTTGACTTCACGGATGTACTGCATCCCTCGGTTGGTTGTGGACTTGTACTCCCAGACCTCGTGCCTCCCGTCAGGCCACTGGACCAGGGCGTCCACGTTACCAGAGAAGTCGTACTCTGGGAGGAGGACTGGGACCTCCTCCTGGAAGCTGAGGAGCTCCCCAGCCTCAAGGGCATCCTTGCCAGCTTTATTGAGGACCTCGGCCACCGAGTGGCCGCGCTCAAAGATGCGGTAAAGGTTGTCTGGGAAGGGGTTGCTTGGCTCAACCTTCTCAGCGGCATACCACTGCTGGCGAACGCAGGCGCCGAGGAGGGAGCCACGCCATCGCGCAATGGCGGGCCGCCCTACCGCAGCCTTGCGGGAGAGGTAGCCGTCAAGGATGCCAGAAAAGTTGCTCACTTCTCCAACTGTTCTTTGTAGATTTCGGTCCGTGTGCGGAGCTGGCCGTCGTAGTCGTGGAGAACCCGTTCCACTTCCTCAATCTCCAGTGGGTCACTGGTCTTAATCAGCTCCCCATCTCGGATCTCAAAGTGGTAGAGGAGTCGCCCGTTGTCCATCCAGTAGTCCCGCTTGTCGCCGTCGTCACCAACGTATGGTGAGACGTCAACGCCGAGGGTGAGTGCAACACGCTCAGCAATCTGAGTGACTGTCACATTCTCAGCGCAGGCATTGTAGATACCTTGGACCGTTGGGAGAATGCAGGCCAAGGAGATGATCCAGCCAGCGTCGTCAACGTGGAGGATCGGCCGCCTGGCAGCTGACTGCGGGTGGATGTGCTGCTTCTGGATGGCCTCCCAGGTAAAGGCGTTGACCACAAGGTCGCGCCGCATATTGGGGGCCGCACCCCAGAGCGTCCCAAGTCGGAGGGATACCCAGGAGCGTTCCTGCTGCCAGAGCCACTCATCCATCTTGACCTTGCTTTTGGAATAGGCCGTCAGCGGATCGGTTGCCGTGGACTCCTTGGCAATGTCTCCGTTTGCGCCGTAGACTGATGCTGAGGAGATGTAGACAAAGCGACCGTTAGGGTTCCGCTCCCAGAAGTCCTGGGCCTTCAGCTTCGGCAACTCATAGTTATTCCAGAAGGTGTCAAACTCGTCTAGGTTCCCCATATGGTCGTTGCTCACAGCGGCAAGCCAGACGATCACATCGTATGTTCCGAGTGGGTCAATGTCGGAGAAGCGTGAGTTCTTCCCATTCCGCTCCGAGTGAGGGATGTGCTCGCCGTCAAGGCCGCTGATGGTCTCGTCGTACCAGCCCTCGTCAATCCCGTGGACCGTTGCCCCGCTGCGCTTGAGGTGCTTGACCAACATTGGGCCAATGAAGCCACGGTGTCCGACTACTAGTACTCTCATCGCTTGATCCTTTCCTCGGCGCGGGGGCCGCTGATGTATTCCTGCATTGCTTCAGCCCACGTGCGAAAGCGCGGGAGCCGCGTATTAATGAGTGCCCCATACTTTGGGCGGGTCCGATCAAAGCGGAAGGAGCCAGTGATGCGGCCCTTGTTCCGCGTCATCTGTCGGGCCACGCGGCCAAACTCCATCCAGCTGGTGACACCCTGGTTGACAAGGTGGTAGACACCACGCGACTGGGCGCCAGCCAGGTCAACCAAGTGCTCCGCCACATCTGGGAGGTAGGTTGGGCTGAAGAACTGGTCGGTCGGGAGGTCAATCTTGTTCTTTGTTGAGGTGATCATATCCACAAAGCTTGGCTTCATTGGGGACGGGTAGACACCCCAGGGGCTACTGATGCGGGCAACGATGCCGCCGCGCTCCAGGGTCTTCTCTTCGCCCATAAGCTTTGTCTGGCCGTAGATACTGAGTCCACCTCGGCTTACAGCCTCCTCGTTAAGAGGTCGGTCTTCCTCGTTGAGGTCAAAGACGTAGTCGGTGGAGATGTAGACCTGCTTGGCCACGTTACCAATGATCTCTGGGAGGAGGACGTTGGCAACCAGTGCCCCCCTCTGGTCCCTCTCACAGAGGTTGATGTCCCTCAGTGCGGCACAATTGATGACCCCAGTGACGTCGTCATCCTTAAGTTGCTGTGCAAGGCTTGCCATATCGTAGGACACAAAAACGCCCGCCTCAGCGTCTGGCTGAAGCGAGCGTGTGTAGACCTTGAATCGCGCCTTACGGCGGCGCAGTTCGGCAATGACGTGCTGCGCTACTTGTCCCGACCCAATGACCCCGTACATCCGACCCTCCTGTTTATGTTGACTACTTTATAACACTCTTTGGCGCGTAACGCTTACCTCTCCAGGCAAGCTCTGATCCAGTCCAGGATGCAAAGTCTGGCTGCCACTCGCCAGCCTGGTCGCCCCAGAGTTCAATGACCGCAAAGCCTGCTGACCAGCGGCTGACCTGGTGCTGGGCCAGGTACCCCAGCTCCGTCCGTCGGCACATCATCCCCGTGGAGATGGCTGCAGTACGCTTCTCGTCAATCCCAGCAAAGCCGCCGATGGTTCGGAAGGCAACGCCCTGTGAGTGGTCGTGTCCGCCGACAACGGAGACACCAGAGGCGTCAACGATTGGGATGATGCTGGCCCCGCCGCCAGTGCTTCGGGAGTATGTCCCGTGCGTTGCGATGAGGTCCTCGGTGATCTGGTAGTAGGATCGGAGGTGCTCAGGGCCAGCGTAGCCCACGCCCTCGGAGATGCAGGACTGGATGTTGAGCTCCTTCAGGCGGAGGAGGTTCTCCAGTGAGAGGACCTCGCGGCCCTCGGCGTCTGCGAGGCCAACAAGTTCTGGTGCCTTCTTCGCCAACCACTTGGAGAAGCGGGCCTCGTGATTACCGTAGAGGAAGAAGATCTGTGCCTCCTCACCAGCCGATGCGCGGATCTCCGCCAGTCGTCGGTGTGTGTGCGCAAGCTCTTCCTGGACTGGCATCCCCAGGCGTGGGTCCTTGTCGTAGGCACTGACTGCAGTGAGGTCAAGGATGTCGCCAGTGAGGACGATACGGTCTGGACGCTCTGCTGCAAGGAATGTTAAGAAAGATGAATAGACCTCAGGGTCCTCAAAGGGGAACTGGAAGTCACCAGCAGCAACCACCAGCTCGTTCTTTGTTTCCCTAGGCTTGCCAATTCTCTTAATGTAGTCCAGTTTGACAAAGTCTGGCTTAAGCGTATACTGCTGATCCGCTGGGGGGGTAGGGGGGGTTAAATCTTTCTTAACTGGTCCCCCACTGAATAACCTGTCCCCCTCTGGGGAGGGGGTATGGGGGAGGGGGTTCTCAAGGAGATACTTGCGGTACCTCTTCTGGGCCTGGTCCTTGGTGATGTTGAGGATCTCGCCAATCGCTGCAAAGGATAAACCCTTGGAACGGTAGTTCTTGATCTCAATCTCTAAGCTCACAGTGCCTCCAAGATCTTCACGAGTAGGGAGATCAGGATGCCCACAGCGGACACCAGGATTCCTACCTTCCATCTTACCGCAATCCCAGCTTCCTTGCTGATTTCTTCGGCAGTGTTGGCCCTGGCAAGGTCAACCTCAACGTCCCTTAGGCGTTCGTCAATGGAATCAAGGCGTGCAGCAATCTCAGTCCGAACCTCCTGGATGGACTTGAGGATACTTGAGAACTGGCTACCCGTCACAGCTTCTTTGGCTTATCAGAGAGGTGGTTGTCCCCACTCTGCTTGCCAGGGCGTGCCCGACCCTTCTTACCAGCCTGTGCAATGGAGGAGTCAGATTTGTAGGGACTGACCTCACTGTTGGCCTGGTTGCGGTTGTAGAAGTCAAATGTTAAGGACTCTGAACCATCCTCACGTCCAATCCACTGTTGCCCACGCAATGTTAAGTTGGTGTTAATGGAGACTGGCCCACGGTTGATGATGACACGGATGTCGTCGCCGAGTTGGTAGTCCTTGTAGGGGACCACTGAGTCGTCAACGAGGGAGAGCGTGATCTCCTTCAGCTTCTCTGGGCTGGACTCGTAGAGGTTCTGTGCGGCCTTCTTGGTGGCGGAGGCTGAGGAGACAACGTCCTGTTGGATGTCCAGGCGCTCAATGACCCCATAGGTTGGGATTAGGGTTGAGGTTGCAGTGGAGGACCAGACCCGTGAGGATGCGGCAAGGAACTGGTTTGTGGAGATGAGGAGGGCCTTGGTTCGGAGGCTCTTGAAGTTTGGGGTATAGGAGAACCGCTTAATGTTGGCGCCATAGGATAGGGTCAACTTGTTGTTGATCGCAGTTGAGTAGTTCTGGTCAATGAAGAACTTGTTGTAGCTGGTTGAGTCGGTCTCAATGCGGTTACCGAAGACGACCTTAGTGGTCAGACCCTCCTGGGCAATGGCGCAGACATTCCTAAGGAAGTCAGTCCTTGGCTCCCCAGCGGTGAAGATGTCGTAGGTAGTGGTTGCCGCATTGATGGTTGACTCAACGCTAATGAAGCCGAGGCGGGAGTCTGTTGCCGTGCGGGCAGCACTTAGCTCTGCCTGGACAATGTAGCCAAGTGTCTTATTGTCGTAGGTCACAGTGGCACCACCAAGGGCTGCCGTTGGGTCGGTGAGTGTCTGGTTGAGGACCGTCATATAGTCAATCCCGTAGAATACGACCTCGTCATCAGTGGCGACATAGTCCTGGAGGATCCCGTTCCCAATGGTTCGGTAGATGAGGTCATCCTCATCAAAGCGTTCAACACTGTAGTGGCGGAGGAGTGGCTGGCACTCAGAGATCTGCGGGTGGTTATAGGGTAAAGTGAAGAACATCTCCCCGCCCTCATTGAGGTAGGAGGAGACACCAACATACTTTGCATCCTTAATGGTTGCCTTTAGGGAGCCCCGCCCACGGCCAGTCCCAGTGGTGTCCCAGAGGGAGATACGGAACTCTGACTGGGTGTAGGCCATTAGTACCAGGCCTCGGTATAGGAGACCAGGATCTGGGCTGGGATACTTGCCCCACTGTATGTTGTTGTCATTGAAGTCGTAGAATCGTCCGTTGGCGGGATTGCTCCGAAGAGGTAGGTCGTGGTATCAATGACATCCTGGCGCAGGCTCTTCACGTAAGATCCACCCGCACTTGAGCGTACGCCTCGGTAGACGGTCTGGTTATCAAAGTCTATGTACCAGCGGACCTCACTACTTGCTGTTTTGGCTGGGAAGTCCAGGCTGTTCAGCTTGAGGGACGAACCGTCAAAGGTGAAGGTCACTGAGGTAATCGTTGCCGACGAATAGGTTGATGACGTGGAGAAGACGATCTCAAAGGATGGGTAAACAATGGCCGACCCAAGGTTTGGGAATGAAGTCGTCGCCGACGACGCAGAGATCGTGATGGCCTGACTTGTCTGTCGGAACTTGTATGGCTTCTTTGCCATAAAGGTGAGCTGTACATTGGCTGCAAAGCCCTTTGCGGATACACCGATTGACTGGACAGAGGTCAGCTGAATTCCAGGGATCGTTGTCGGCCGCACCTTCATTGCCATTGGGATATAGCCAGTGGGGAAGTTTGCGGTGTCAGCCGTAGCCTGCGAGAAGCAGAGATCACGGAAACCGTAGTTGTCCTGGTACTCCCTTGGGACTGGGCGTGCAGAATCCATTAGGGCCTGGACCCTATCGTGGAAGTCGGCAATTGAGGAACCAAAGACGCCGCAAACAATAGAAAGCTGCTTCGTTGCAAGGTAGGCATCAGCTGCGTCCACCCCGTCGTGGAGTGCACGCTTGTCTACATAGCCAGTCATTGTGACGTCACCAAAGCTTGCAGAGAGGACCTTGTACCCGCTCAGGGGTGAGGAAGTCGTGACCTCCGAGGCTGCAATGCTGTTGAGATTGATCGTGCTGGAGCCAGCGATCTGGTAGGTAATTGGGAGATTAAAGTCCATTATCCGAGCCTCCGAATGCGACGAAGCCGTGCCTCCTCGCGTCGGACCCTCGCCTGGTTGGAGAGGGCGATCTGGTTCATTGAGAGTGCCGAGACGTCAGAGTTACCTGACTGGACCTGCCACTGCTGGAAGGCCACGCGGTCAGAGAGGAGTCGGTTGAAGGCCTCTGCCTGCGCCCAGACGCGGACGGAAGCAATAGCAGAGACATCCATATCCGTGGTCGCCGTGCTGGAGGAGAGCTGGACAAATCCAGAGTACCCAAAGATCTTGAGGGTTCCTGGGGACGGGAGTGTGTAGTGTGGCGGGAAGAAGATGATCCCACTGTGGACCTCCCAACCTGAGTCTGGGCCGTCACCACTGGATGGGTGGAGGCTCTCTCGGTACTGGCCACTACTATCATAGACATCCACGCGGAAGGGCCAGCTCACGGTGCTGAGTGTAACTGAGTTGACTGCGCCAGAGATCGGCTGCGTATACGCAACAGTCTGGATTGCTTCCTTTGGGTAGAATCCATTGACCCAGTCAATGCCTGAGTTGATGAGGTCGCTGACCTCTGTGTCGCTCCAGGTTGCCCCATTGGGGTCGCGGAGGTCGGCCCGTACCGATGTCCTAAGTGCTGAGAGTGTCTCTCCTGCCATTCTTCCAAATCCCCTTATGCTCTACTGCCCACTTGAAGGCATCGGCCCACTCCTTGGCCCGATCCTTATAATCGTATTCTTTGAGTACCCGCTCCCTGGCGGCGCCTGCGAGCTGCTCCCGCAGGTCCTTGCTTCTGACTAGGCTCTTGACTGCGTCAAACCACTGCTGACGTCCACGGACCACGAGTCCATCAACCCCGTGGTTGACCACTGAATATGGCGCGTCTCCGTACTTAAAGCCTTCGCCGATAAATGCAGCCCCAACCATTGCGTATTCCAGCCAATGGAGTTCTGATTTACAGCGGTCAAACTCGTCGCCGCCGAGTGGTGCGATCCCGATGTCGCCGTGGCTTGCTGCAAGGGTCTCGGCAAATTGGCGAATGTTCTCAACGTAGGGATATGCCTCATCAAAGAACGGTGCAATGACGTGTTCTGTTCCTGGATTTACTCCGATAAAGACGCTCCAGAGTTCCTTTCGGAGGTCTTGGATGCCTTTACCAGCGTATCCGCCCTCCCACTTTCCACGCTCGTCTGGGTAGCCGCCGTAGTCGCGCATACGTGCCGTGCTGCCGTAATAGACCACACGTGGCTTGTCACCGCCGTGTTCTGGGCGAGTACGATCTGTCGTATAAATTGACGGATCAATTGCATTCTTAATTACCTTAATGTTCTCGTTGAGATGTGAATACGCATCCTTAATAGGATTCGTGCTGACGGTAACGAGGTCAGCCCTCCGTGCCATTCGCTCAATGAGCGGGATCTCCGCCTGGACGTCTGGCCAGTAACCATTCCACTTGCGGATCTGGAAGTGATTGTCGTCGGTCTCATAAACCATTGCCTTATTAAACATCTCTGACTCAAAGGCTGGCCACATCCACTCAGTGACCGAGTCGCGTAGCTCCATCCTGTGCGGATGGGTCAGAATCTTTACTTGATCTTTTGTAGCATCACCACACTCATTGCATTTTGCAGAACAATTGTAGTAACGACGAAACATCACAAGGTCTGCCCACTCAACGTCGCTGGTGTCTACCGAGAGTAAACCCTTCTTCATTGCTTCTTCCTGTGTCAGGCCCTGGGCACCGTCCTTGGCGATGAAGTTGATCTTGTCAATGTGCCTGACGTTGATCCCCATCTTCTTCCACTCTTCGTCATACATATGACCACGGAAGTAGGCGCAGGGGCCCTGCTCAGCAGTACCCCAGACAAGAACGTTCATCCGACCCTCCTGAGCGAGCATAGGAACTCGCTTTTTATTTAGTGGCACTTAGTGCCACCCTTAGTATTATCGGGCCTCTATGCTCTCTGGGGAGGCCTCTCCGTTGATTCTAGCAGGTCCTACTCCCCCCCACCCCGAAGGGTGGGGGGTTTCGGTCAATCCCGAAGGATTAGACGGAGACCGTGGCCTGCGTCTTCAGGATGCGGTAACGGGCACCAGCCTCATCAAGGTTGAGCACGCCGAAGCGCATCTTGTAGCCCACGATTGCGCGCTGCGCGAGTGGGTCAGAGTGATCGCCGCCTGGAGCCACAAAGTAGCTCTGAAGGGTCTGCGAGTCACCAATCGTGTAGGCGTCTGGTCCGAGGAACAGAGCGTTGTACACGTTGCCCGCCGAGGCGCCTGCGGTTGAATAAACCTTGGCGTCGGACGAGACGATGAAGCGTACGCCAGCAAACTGACCAATCTCACCAGTGAGGAGTGGGGTCTGATTGACATACTTGTTTGCTTCAATCCAGCCGTTGACCGAGGTGTCCGAAATAAGATCGTACTCCTGGGCAGGGTGGATGATGCAGCGGTACGTGCCGTCAGCAAACTGAGGAACGTTTGCACCCTTAAGGCGTGCAACCATCTGCTTCACGAACGAACCCGTCAACACGCCAGCAACGGCAACAGCCGAGTTAGCAGTGTTGTTGGTCAGCGTCGCGGAGCCAGTGGCACCAAAGATAGCGGTCGTCAGCGCGTTGCTGTGGACGCTATCGCGGACAAGCGTGTCCATTGAGCGAACGGCCTTGTA